ATGACGCACCTGACGCTGAACGTGGAATACGCCGAGCTGACCGCGCGAGCCCGCGACATCGAGGCCCAGCTGGCGGGGGTCCCGCTCGACAACGCCGACGCGGCGTGCACACTGCAGTTGGTCCGCACCGCGACCGAACAACTCGCGCTGTCCGCCGACAACATGCGGATTTACCTCGCGGCCGGCGACCGGGAGCGCGGACGGCTGGCCCAGTCCCTGCGCGATGCGGCCGACGCCTACCGGGAGACCGACGAACGCGCCGCCGACGCCCTGGACAACGAGACAGCCATCCCGGCGACGACGCCGAAGTCCGCCCGGTACGCCACGGAGCCCGAAATGCTCACCGAGACCGCGTCGACGCCGCGGGTCCCCGTCCCGTACTCCTCGGCCAAAGAGGCCGTGCTGAAGCTCATGAGCGGTGACCAGGGCGCGTCGCTCCTACGGTTCGCCGATGCCTGGACGGCGTACCAGCGCAAGCTGCTGGAAGCCCGCTACCGGTTCCGGCCCTTCACCAGCTGGGACAGCGACGCCCGACTGGTTGCCGAGCAAAACCTGGATCAGCAGCGGAGCTGGCTGGACCACATGGCGACATTGTGCGGCCAGCTGGCCACCCAGGCCCGAAACGTTGTCGCCGCGCACCGCTGGGCGGTCAGCGAGCACCCCACCCTCGAGCAGATCCGACGGCTCGACGAGCGGTGGATAGCGACCCAGGGGCTGCCGGAATGGGAAAGAAACCCGTTGGGAATGGCCGCGCTGCTGCGGTTGTACTCGGAGTGCCAGGCCAAGTCCGAGGCGGTGCTGGCCGAATACGAGCGGCGGGTCGCCCTGGCACCGGTGAGCCCGCCCAGTCCGCCCAACGCCTACAAATGCGTCCCGCCACCGGACACTCAGCCCGAGCCCGGGCCCCTCCCCGGCCCCGGCCCCGGTCTGGACCCCAATCCCCTACCGGACGCTGGCCTGCCCTTTGTCCCGCCCGCACTGCCCAGCATGCCGTTGGGCGGTATGCCGTCGGCATCGAGCGACCCGACGCTGGCGGCGACCATGAGCGCCGCCGATAAGTCGACCGGCCGGCCCTCGGGGCCGGCGCTCAAACCGGCATCGTTCGGGGGTCGCGGGACCGGCGTGCCGTCGATGCCGTTGCAGCCGCACGCGGAGTCCGGGCTCGCCGCGGCGCCCGGGGGCGCGGGCGCGGGTCGCGCGATTCCGATTCCGGCGGCCTACGCGGCGCTCAACGGGGGTGGCGGCGCAGGCATGCCGATGGGCGCCGCCCACGGTCAGGCCGCCGGCAAAGGCAAACGCGCGCAACAGGATGAGTCCGCGCTGTACGTCGAGGACCGGCCCTGGACGGAGGCCGTGATCGGTCGGCGCCGGGTCGCGTAAAGGGGACCAACGCCCACGCCCCGGTCATCGCCTGGGGCATCGGATCCGATGTCGGAACAGGTCAGAACTTGTGGTCCCGGCTGGGATCGAACCAGATTTGTTTGCTGAGATGGTAAGCTCTTGATCAGCGGATTATCCTGTTCCCCAACGCGTTTAGCTGGCATCCCAGTCACAACAGGCGCCAACAACACCCAGCAGTATGCCCGTTAGGGATAGCCCGTGGATAGCCCGGCGATGCCAACCTGCCGGTCACGGCGTTGACTGGCTGGAAATCTAGCAAACTGGATGGTTTAAGAATCGAAAATCAGTGCTTGGACTAGGCGATTGGGCGTCAGTTTCTCGCCCGGTTTCGGAGAGGATCCAAAGATGAACTCGTGCGGCTTGACTGAAATATCAACGTCCACGGTCGATTTCACCGCCTAACCGCCACGGTCCAAAACTTCAGTAATAGCGTTCAATTTGACTGCTTCACTTACGTTTTCGTCGGTTGCTATGTTCAAGAGTTCTCGCGCTATCCGAAAGGTGGTATTTTGCATGCGAACTCGCGCCTTATTTACAACTTGTCTTGCAGCTCCGCCATGGGTCCTGCACACATTCGAGCCGTTGATCGCAGCTGGCAAAGGAATCGCGAGATGTCGCTTCGCCGGCCCGATGCACGCGATCGGCTCCGGCGCCGGAATGACAACAGATCCAGGCGCGGCAAAGGCATCGTGTATTCAGCGATAGCGCGTTACCCTCCGGCGGGTGGGCGTGTTAGCACAGTAAGACGGAACCCGTACTGGGGGATAGTTCGGCCATAATCCCGGTTGGTTGGCGGGCCCATCGGCATGCCGGGCATGCCGGGGGTGCCTTGTGGCGCACCGGCGTTGATCATGGGTGTGGCTCCCAACGGCAGGGCCGTCGGGGTTCTGATCTGGTTCTCGCCTGCCCAACTTGGCGGCACCGACAACGCTCCGACGGTGACGGCTTTGCTTAACCCCGCTGTTGTTGGACCGCCGTTCACAGCGCTGAACATAGTGGCGCTTTCCACCGGTGCCGCCAAGTCCGCACCGAGCTCAGGGACTCCCAGCTCAGCAGCGGTGCCGCTGGCAACGGCCGCATCAGTGGCCGCTTCCTCACCGCTGGCCAACCCGAAAAACGTCGTGATCAAGCTGCTCGGAGTCGCGACAGCTGCGGGGACCGCAGTGTTCCAGAATTGGGCGTTGGGTCCCCATTGTTCCCATAGGTCGTCGAAGGATTCGGGGAAAATTCCACGCGCAAGCTCTTGCAGCGTGTCAGGGATCGCCGACGTCAGTTGGTGTGACGTGATTTGCTCGCCGACGGTCACATCGGCCTGCATGACGGCTGCTGATTGAGCTGCCAACCCGGCCGGGTCCACCGTATCGGGCGGCAGGGTGAACGGAGTGAGCTGGGTGGCCGCCGCTGCCGACGCAGCGTAGCTGTACATCGCTGTCGTGTCCTGGGCCCACATTTGGGCGTATTGGGCTTCGTTGGCGGCGATCGCCGGCGTGTTTTGGCCAAAAATGTTCGTGGTGATGAGCGCGATCAGCTGCGCCCGGTTGGCTGCAACCAATTTGGGTGGCACTGTGGCCACAAACGCGCAGTGATAAGCGCCGGCTGCCGCGGTGGCCTGCGCGGCGGTGGACTCGGCTTGGGCCGCAGCGACGTTCAACCATGTTATGTAGGGTGCTACTGCCGCCGCCATTTTTGCTGATGCTGATCCCCGCCATCCGGTGGATCTGAGCTCGGAGATCAGCCAGCTGTAACTCATTGCCGCCGAATGTAATTCGGCACCGAGTGCCTGCCAGGACGCCGCGGCGGTCAATAGCGGACCTGAACCTGCTCCGGTGTACATGCGGGCAGAGTTGACTTCCGGTGGAAGCATGCCGAAGCTCATCAATGCAGCCATCGTCGCCTACCTCTCATTCAACTTGTTAAATATTTGTGGGGAAGTGGTCCGTCCTGTTATGCCGATCCGCGGCGGCGCTGCCAGGCGGCCGGGCATGCTCGGTGATAGCCGCAGCGACCCGCCGATTTATCCGCGGGTTATTCTCGGCTGAGAATCCTCGCGTGAGTTCTTAACCGGCATGAGGGGGCGGCCCTTCAGAGCCACACGGCCTAGCTTCCCAATGCTTTTCGGAAGACGATCGGCCTACGCCCGAGACGAACTTAGAAGGTTGTCGAGGGAAATTCCGGGCTGCGGCTGGGGAAAGGCAACTGCGGACTCGGATGCGGACTATCGCTCGAAGTCATTGTCGAACCCACCTCCTCGCAGCCAAGACGCACGGGGGCGCCAGAACACGGCAGTGACTGTAGCACCCGAATCAGGGTGAGAGGACCACGCGTTTAGCACCCGCTCCTTGAGAGCCGGCAGAAGCGCGGTTATCGGCACATTCGCAATAACCATGCCGGAACACACGAGTGGATTCATCGAAAACTCATAGAGTTAAAGCCCGTATCCACCCCAACCAGGTCACGTCCAGTGAGGTGGTTAGCAACAGCGGAGGCCCATACCATCTGCTCGGGGTATCGATACGGCGCACGGATGAGCTCGTCCCGGCGCTGGTCAAGCCTGGCTGGGGAAATACGATCCGCGCCACAGCTTGGGGATCGCAACATCCAATGGCATTGCGTGAGTGTCGAATTGGCGGCGATGACAGTCATTGCGTTGTTTTAGTGCGTTCGGCGCTGCGTTGGCCACGTTCGGCGCAGCAGGGGTCGGCTGCGCCCATCAGCGTGTGGATGAACTTCGCTAGCCGTTCACGGCGTTAGGCAGCAGCAGTGATCGCGTCGAGCAACTCTGGACGGTCTCTGGAAGAACAGCGAAAGTACCTCCATTCATTCGGCATTCATTCGGCTGCGGCACGCCAGGCACCCTGATTAGACCCGACTCATACACAACACTTCTGGACGCGCTCCGAGTCCCTCGCATATGATCGCCGGGCGCTTGTTGGCTATGCGTGTTACCCCCTGCCCTGGGGCTGGCCTGGCCGATGGTGCGTGACTGCTGATGGGTCTTCGTATTGGCTTGAGCTGCTCACGGATTGCGCAACAAGGAAAATTCCTTCGCGAGCGGATGGGGTTGTCATGAGTGAGGGGTATGTCGTAGCTGTTGGCACCGAGGTGACGCAGCAGCGCGGTATCGAGCGCATCTTTGGGCTCGGCCTCGGTGGCTGGACCAGGCGAGTCGAATGACGGGTGGTGTTTTCGATAAGCCCGCGCCTCCCATCGCTAAACGTGTGCCGACACGGCGCGAACACCATGGGGACGTGTTCATGGACCCGTACGAGTGGTTGCGAGACAAGGGCGATCCTGAGGTGCTCGCCCATCTCAAGGCAGAGAACGTCTACCTTGATCACGCCACGGCACACCTGGAATCATTGCGACAGAAGATCTTCGATGAGATCAAGGCACGCACCAAAGAAACCGATCTATCGGTGCCCGCCCGACAGGGCGACTGGTGGTATTACACGCGTACCTACGAGGGAAAACAGTACCGCGCACATTGCCGTTGTCCTGTAACCGATCCCGACGACTGGAGTCCCCCCGCATTGGGTGAAGGCATCGCGCTCCCAGGTGAGCAGATCTTGCTCGACTGTAATGATGAAGCGCAGGGCTGTGAGTTCTTCGCACTGGGCGCTGTGGCGGTGAGCCTCGACGGTAATTTACTGGCATATTCGGTCGATACAATCGGCGACGAACGCTACCTGCTTCGCTTCAAGGATTTACGCTCTGGCGAGCGCTATCCCAACGAAATCGCCGATCTCGGTCTGGACATTGCGTGGGCGGCCGACAACCAGACCGTGTACTACCTGACGCTGGACGCGGCCCAACGACCCGACAAGGTGTGGCGGTACCTTGTGGGCTCCGAGGGGACCTCGGAGCTTGTGTATCACGAAGCGGATGAAAAGTTCTGGCTTGAGCTAAACCTCACGCGCAGTGGGCGGTACGTGTTCATCTCGTCGGCGTCGTCTATCACCTCTGAAGTCCGCTATGCGGATGCCGCCGATCCGCAATCGTGCCTTACGGTTGTGCTGGCTCGCCGCGAAGGAATCCAGTACTCAGTGGAGCACGCGGTCGTCGGCGGGCAGGATCGGTTCTTGATCCTGCACAACGACGGCGCGGTGAATTTCATGCTCAGCGAAGCTCCGGTCTTTGATCCGACGTCCCAACGCACCCTTATCGCGCACCGCGACGATGTCCGACTCGACGCGGTCAACGCCTTCGCAGGGCACCTTGTAGTCAGTTATCGGCGGCAGGCGTTGCCACGCCTACAGGTGTGGCGCATCAACTCTGACGGAACTTACGATCCGCAAAAAGAGATCTCGTTTGGCTCCGAGCTGTTGTCGGCATGTTTGCATAACAATCCGAACTGGTCTGCGCCCACGGTCCGGATCAAGGCTGGCTCCTTTACTATTCCGGCGCGCATCTACGATGTCGACGTTGCTAACAGTGAGCGGGTCCTGCTGCGCGAGAAGTCGGTTCTTGGGGGTTACCGATCCGCTGACTATGTTGAACGGCGGGACTGGGCCGTTGCCGACGACGGGACACGCATCCCGGTGTCCGCTGTTCACGGTGTCGATGTCAAATTCCCCGCTCCAACACTGCTTTTCGGCTACGGTGCTTATGAGGCGTGCCACGATCCGACCTTTTCCGCCGCCCTGTTGTCGCTACTGGACCGCGGCGTGGTGTTCGCGATCGCCCACGTCCGCGGCGGCGGGGAAATGGGTCGGATGTGGTACGAGCACGGCAAAATCTTCGAGAAGAAGAACACTTTCACCGACTTTGTTGCGGTGGCAAGGCACCTGACCGACAAGGGAATTACCCGCCCGGGTCAGCTGGTAGCAATGGGTGCAAGCGCGGGTGGTCTGTTGGTAGGCGCGGTGGCAAATATGGCGCCAGACCTCTTTGCCGGTATTCTGGCGGAGGTTCCGTTTGTCGATCCGCTGACGACTGCGCTGAATCCATCCTTCCCGCTGACTGTCACTGAATGGGAAGAGTGGGGAAATCCGCTCAGCGACAGGGATGTTTATTGGTATATGAAGTCCTATTCCCCATATGAAAATGTTGCGGCCAAACGCTACCCTGCCGTACTCGCGACAACATCACTGCAAGATACCAGGGTTTACTATGTGGAACCAGCGAAATGGGTTGCAGCGCTTCGACATGCCAACACGAGCGGCTGTCCCATCTTCTTGAAGACGCAAGTCAATGCCGGACATTTCGGACTCAGTGGCCGCTACGAGGCGTGGAAGGAACTCGCATTCAATTGCGCATGGGTGTTAGCCACTGCCGATCCGGACCGTTTCGGTGGTGGCTAGGAGATCGTCGCGACGGAGGTCGGCTGGAGTTGCCACTTCGCCCACTCGCCCTGGTCCGTACCCAGCGTTCCACCCGAGGTTTACTGGCCCACTTCACAGGCGGCGCATTATGTTTCACACCCGGTAAGGGACCCGCGTGGTACTGCCGCATCGCCACGGCCGCGAGCACCCAGCCGACGACCGCCAGCACCGCCACCACGGCCCAGTGCCGCAGCTCCTGGCGGGCACCCAGCAGCGGGGCGCGAACGATGTCGAGGTAGTGCAGCAGCGGGTTGAGCTCGACGATGCTCGACCATCGTCCGATCCCCTGCTGCCGCAAGGTGTCGTCATTCCAAATGACCGGCGTGATAAAGAACAACAGCCGCACCACCGAGAACAGCAGCGGACCGATGTCGCGGTAGCGGGTGGCCAGGATGCCGAAACACAGTTACCTCTGACACCCAAATGGGCGGCTATTTCCCGGTCTTTCCCGTTATTGGGGCCGAGCGCAGACCACCGACCGCAGTTTGTGGCCAGCTCGCGGCCAAGCCAGGGTGCAGCGCCAGGTGCTCCCGTCGGCAACCGGCACCCAGGCCAGCTCGGCACTGTCGGCGCTACCGGCCAGGGTGGGTGTGGTGTGGGTGGCGGCAAGCACGGTCGTGTACGTCCACTCGGTGCCCGCTGGGCGCGAGGTCACCACAGAGCCGGTCACAGAGATGACAGTCGGGTCGAGGCCGGTTTCTTCGTGCGCCTCGCGGATGGCGGCCTGTACGGCGCTCTCTGGGCTGTCTCGCGCCCCGGCTCATATACCCCAGGTGCCGCCGTGATGCGTCCAGACCGCTCGACGTTGCAGCAACACGGCCGGTTGCCTCATCGGGGCCGGCAGCGGCCAGCAACAGCCCCGCAACGCCGTACCGGCCGAACAACCGCTCGCCGTCAACGGCTCTCACCCACCCGTGACCGTCGCCATGCATCACAACCCCTGCGGTTTTCACGACGATATCAAGCTCTGCGACGTCGTATTTGAATAATCTTCGCCCTAGACGGTGGACCGGGATTATTTTCTTATGGACGTAGCTGCGGAGTGCAGTTTGCGACACCCCAAGGTATTTCGCGGCTTGCGCGGTTGACAAAAAACGAGAAATCTCGGTGGAATTGGACACAGTGAAAGCACCCCTTGAAAAATATCTAGAACGATTTTGTTTGATAGGAGTGCGTTTTATGCCATCTCGCCCACGGTCCCATTTCTGGTGTCCACCCTAGCCGTCTTGGGGCCTAAAAACCACTGTTGTCACTTGTTGTGGCGACCACCAAGGCAGTGGGGTGTTGGACGCAGCCAGCAAACTCTCCCGGCGAGACCGGATAGCCCATGGATAGCCCGGCGCTAATTGACGTGCTGGTAAAAATACCCTCTGAACTGGGAAAATAGGTTGTGGTCCCGGCTGGGATCGAACCAGCGACCTTCCGCGTGTGAAGCGGACGCTCTTCCACTGAGCCACGGGACCGGCGCCGAGAGGCGAACGACGTCGAAGAGTAGCACGAATTGGGTGTCACAGATCCCGCCCCATGCGTCCCGCCGGTCACGCGCTAGCCTAGACACGGTCGGCATGGAGAGATTTGTGTGGGCCCGCTTTCGTGGACTATCGTCGTGCTTCGCACCGGGCGACGATCTCGTCCGTGGCGCGCGGATGTAGCGCAGTTGGTAGCGCATCACCTTGCCAAGGTGAGGGTCGCGGGTTCGAATCCCGTCATCCGCTCGAAGGTGCTAGAGGCATCAACCCCAGCGGTGGAGTGGCCGAGTGGTGAGGCAACGGCCTGCAAAGCCGTGCACACGGGTTCGATTCCCGTCTCCACCTCCGTTTTTTGCTCCCGGCGCGATTAGCTCAGCGGGAGAGCGCTTCCCTGACACGGAAGAGGTCACTGGTTCAATCCCAGTATCGCGCACCAGCTTAACAGCAGGTCAAGATATATATCTAGATTATCTAGCTAGGGCTTGCACCACATGCGCACCACATAGCCGACTGGCTAGGGGCATGTTTGCCCACAGGTGGACGCAAGCGGCCTGAGCGCACTTTCCCGACACGATGGGAAAGGAAGCACAGCAAATGACGAATATCCCCCTCCCCGCTGGCCACACCAAGCTCCACGACTGGGAGAACGAACCGGGCCAGCGTTACTTCGACGGAAGTACGTGGCTCGTGCAGGAACCCGTCCCCGGCGCCAACGAATACGAAGACATCGGCGTAAAGATCTGGGGGCGCCAGTGGCACGGCGGGGTCGAGCGTTGTATCAGCATCGAGAACAGCGGGGTGATCACCGTCGCGCAGGCCCGCGAATTGGCTGAGGTTCTTTACGCTGCGGCCGACGAAGCCGAGCGCATGAACGAGCTGGACTTGTCGGCGCCCGGTGGGACAGTGACACCATGAAAACGCTCATGTGCGCTGCGATTATCGCCCTAATGAGTTTGGGCGTGTACACCGCTTCAGTCGCTAACGCGGACACGGATAGCGACTTCCTGAACGGGCTCGCCGCAATGGGAATCACGTACCCCGACACCCCCGCGACCATCAACCGCGGGCATCTCGTTTGCAAGGCTCTCACCACTGGCGGTTTCACCTACGCCGAGACCGTCTACGGGATGGCCAGAAACTCGGGCTCGACGGTGAGCGCAGAAAACGCCTTCGCCGCAGTGTCCGTGGGGTTTTACTGTCCCGCACAGGAGGGTCTGATTGCGCCAGCGCAGTCCCAGTTCCCCCCTGATTCGCGGCTCACGGTGACGCCACCGGGTGGCTAGCTAGCCCGCGAACCCAACGTCAGGCAGCGGCCCCGTCTCTTGGAGGGGTCGCTGTTCGTTGTCGCACAACCAGATACCGATACCGCGCGTCGGGTCAGGAGGTGGAAAGTCACCGTAGATTCCGTCCATGTCGCCCTGCTGTACGAGACGGTGCTCGTGGTCCGCGTTATGGACTAGACGGGTGATTCTTGCGGCCCTAGCGTCACGCTGGGCGATCTCGGCGGCCCACCACTTAGCGGACAGCCATCCGACCAGTTTGTAGACCGCGTACAAGCCCGCAATGCCAAGCACTAACGGCCAATACGTCACGACTGCGACCGTCAAAACCATCAGCAGGAACCACTGCATAAAGATGATTGTACGGCGAAAGCAGCGCCAGGGTAAGGGTTTAACCCCCACCCTGGCGCTGCTCACTCACAAACCAAAAGGGAGAATGGTTCCAGCCCCGGCGTGTTGCCACACCGTACCGCCGGTCACCCGGCGTAAATCCCGGCAACGATGGCGGGAAACCTATTGCGCCTTAACCCTGTAACGGTCCATCACGGTCAACTCCGAAAGAGTCCAGTTAAAAACCGCCTGGTCGTACTGAGTCATGAACGGCCCCATCGATTCAGATCGGATGCCGTTAGGGTTCTTCAGCATTCGCGCGGTAGCCGTCATGATGACGGCCTTCAAATCGTCGGCGGGTGTGCCGTCTGTGAAACCCCGTCCGCGTGTGTAGGACGACACCATGGACCCCACGACCGACAGCACCGAGTTCAACTGCGCCAGATTATCGCCCGAATAGGTTTCCTTGGCGAATTGCTGGTAGTCCGAAGCCGGTATCGGGCTGGGCATTAGCTGGCTTCAGTCAGCACCGTCACCGCGTGCGGCTGAAGCAGTGTCACGTCCATCCGCAGCGTCACGCGGATAGCCACGGTGTCGTAGTTCGCCAACGTCTGATCGGCGATGAACACGCTGGCGTCGGTGTCGCGGACAACGGCAACCTTGCTGAAGTCGACCAGGGCTACGCGGGCTTTACTCGACACGTCCGGAATGTGGTCGGTGATGATGACCGGCAATCCGAGCAACCGGAACGCGGTGCCATCTTGAATCGAGCCGTTCGGGTCGAAGATGTAACGCTTGTCGTCGGTACCAACCTTCAGCTTGCGTAGCGCCGAGAAGCTGGCCGAGGTCATCACCAGATGCGTTGGGCTGACCTTGTTTCCCTGGGCGGTCGCCAGTCCGTCGATAAGCGAATCTGCGTCGGTCAGGTCAAGCGTGCCGGTAGCGATTCCCGACTCCTGAAGGATGCCCTTAATTGTGTTGCTTGTCCCGGCCCCATCCCACAAAGCGGTGTCCAGTGCATGGGAGACATCGGTGAGAAGTCGGGTTTGCAGAATGGCGTTCAGCCCGTCAACGGCGCTTGTTCGCAGAAGCTCGTTGGATACGGGCAGCCACACCTTGATCGACTTCAGGGTCGAAGGCAGCGCATCAACCTCGTCGAAAGTGACTGACCCATCGGAGATCAAGTTCCCCTCTGCCACGAATCCGGCCGAAGTTCCGGCGGTGATGCGCGGAATACGCACGGGCTTGTTTGAGTCGATGATGATCGGGCCGGCCGCTAGGAACGTGCTGGCCTGTTCCAACGGTTGCACAACAAGCTGCTGTACGACCGAGGCAAGCAACGCTGAATTGCCCGACGTTGTTTCGATAGACATTATTGAGTTGTTTTCCTCTATTAAGTTGTGTGTTCAGCCGTTCGCCGGGAACGGATTATGTTGCGCGCCTGGCGCTTAGCGTTCTCCCCGCAACAAACCGATCAGGTTGACCTTCGCGGCTGCCTCACCGCGCCTGCCCTGGCCGATATCGCCAGTTACGTTGCGGGCCTTCAGGTGCGGCTTGTCGTCCAGCAGCGCGGCGATCGCGCCCCGAAGCTCGGTCTCGCTGTCGAGCCAGTTGGCGTCAAAAGGTAGGTCCCTTGGATCGGCCAGAAGACCGGTAGCGGCCACGCGGGCAGCGAACAACTGGCGAGCCAGCTCGTCGGATCGACCCTCGGCAGTCTTTGCCTTATCGCGGTATCCAGCAGACTCTTTGCGGAGTCGTTCGACGTAATCGCGCGGGAACTGATCGGCATCGTCAGATGCGGCATTTGTCGCACCTGCGGTGTCGTCAGGTGTCTCATCTTGCGACACCTGACGGTCGGTGGCAGCGTCGGGCTGCACGTCCTCACTCATTAGTTTCCTTCGTTAGCTAGTTGCACGCGTGGATCGTTGGTTGCCGTGTAGTGCCCTATCGGGTCTTCCGATAGAAGCTCGGCACGCTTGTCTAGAAGTTCCTGTTTGATTTGGTCTGCGCTGAATCCCAAGCGGCGCAGCGTGCCAGCGCGGGAGAGGATTCCGGCCTGATACAGCTTCGTGGCGGCGTCCGCCTCTTGGCTTTCGCTGCGGGTGTCTGCCGGTGCCCATTGGACTTGCACGTCCACGTCAGCCGGGTCGGTGCCGTCGCGGACAGCAACCATCAAGCGCGCCACCTGTTCCCAGGCTCGTCCGAAATTCTTTTGGCGGGCTTCGGCCCTCGCAGTAAGAGATGCCTCGGAACCGCGGATAGCGTCGGCGCTAGCCGGGTTGTCGGTCATGATGCCGAGAAAATGACCGGGAAGCGCTGAGACTGCCATGATTTGACCGAGAAGCACGTTCACGGCGTTCTCGTAGCCAGTCAGGTCGGCGGCGTCGAGCTGGCCGAACTTGGCGTTTTCGTTCTCGCTGATCATCGCCCGGTTGCTTTCCGGGATCGGATTGACAGCAACGGTCTCGCCGGTTGGGTTGCCCTCGTCGTCAAGAACCGGCTCCTCGACAAGCTGGACGCCGATTGCGAATCTCCTTGGACGAGCGGAGAACTCAGCAGTGACGAGCATGTCCGTCAGAAGCTTGTTAAGGCCATCCACAAGCGGGATCAGGTCGTGAATCTCGCTATACCCGTAGTCATACAGATATCCGAGATCCGGACCGACACCATCCAACAAGACGCTGTTCGTGAGGGGTATCACCGGCACAACGCCAAGCGGGTTGTCGATTTCGCTAACGAGGTCTAATGCCGCGCCAGCCGCAGCAGCCTGGTCGGCGTACCAAGTCTCAATGTGGTCGGGGTAGTAGGCCACTGCCCAGGTCTCGGCTTTGCCGCCGATATTGCTGTGCCAGCGCTTCACCGCCCGAAGCACCTTGCGTGAACCGGGATCACGAATCACCGCAACCTGTTTCGGGCTTTCTATGCTTACCTGCGGCTTGCCCGACCGGCCCCACACGATCACGTAGGAACTGCCGAACGTCAGGGCCTCCTGGTGGGCAATGTCCGACTGTTGATCAAGGTCATTCGCCAGCCAGTCACGCCAGACATCCGCCCCGGTAAAGCCACTCACCCGCAGACGCTCAGTCAACGAAGTCACAGCCAGACGCGGGATATTGGACGCCATGCGCCCGAAGCGATCCAACGCAGTACGTTGATCGGGACTCAGGAACGCCAAGGCCTGCGTGCCAGTGAAATAGCGCTCAAGCTCGGCAATCCGGAACTGCGGACGGTCTAGGCGCATCAGCAGTTCGATTAAAAGATCACTACTCGTATTCAGTTTTGAAGTCCTTAGATTAGGCGCGGAAACTCGCATACCGCTTAGGCTTCGGCTTGTTCATCGCCAGCCACGTTGAGCGGCTGTGTCCCATCACGGCGCAGATTGCGGCGTCGATTTGGCCGGCGTGACGGGATCGCGTGGCCTTCACCATCCGCGCCCCGCGGTTGTCCTCGTGCAGCACCGCGTTCGCCAGATGCGCTGCCAACGTCACATTCCCGCTATGACTAAGCCCGTCATTGACACACGCAGTCAAGAAATCGGCCGTGGCTGCACACATGCGGGACGGTGCCTGCGGGAACTCCAGACAAGGCAAGCCGTCCTCTTTCAGTACCTCTAGGGAGCGTTGCCAGCGGTACGGGTCGGCGGCAATCTCCAACACTTTCCAGCGTTGGCAGGCATCGCGGATCTCTTGCTCCACTTGCAAGACTGGTACGCGCCAGTCGGTTTGCGCATATTCCGGCCGCTGCCACACACCAACAACATCCATGTGCGGGGTAGCGCTGACAGTGCTCGCAAGGATCACCGTGCAGTCGGTGCCGCTATAGGAGCCGTCGAAGCTCAACACAACCTCAGCACCATCAGGGATGCTTTGATCCGTGCTCAGCGAGTCCCACAAACCCGGCGGCAAAGCCGGCTCATCGTTGCCGGTGACGTGCTGACACAACCGAGCCCGTCTGAAAGCCTGTTCCGACATCTTGGGCGGCAGCAGCGCCCGCATAGCGTCGCGGTGAAGAAAGTCATCCAGCGCCGGGTTGGCCAGCCCCCAGCAATGCAGGCAGTCAGGCGGATGGTCCTCAAACCCGGCCGCGGAATGCTCCCGGTAAACCTGGCTCGTGTCCTCAGGACACGCCAGCGAGTAGGCCCGCAGATTGGCGAGCACGTTCTCCTCCGTAGGCCCAGGCGTGCCAATCCCGATCAGCGTCGAACGCTCCCGCTTACCTTGAGCGAGTGCAAGCACCTCCCAGGTTTCCTGGTTGATACGGCCGATCTCGTCAGCAATCGCCAGCGTGTAATCCAAGCCCTCTAGGGATGCCGGCGAAGCGGGAAGCACCACAAACGACGCACCCCGCGACGGCACCAAAAGCCGGTTCTGAAACGTCTGCACCCGGCTCGCCAAGTCAGGGTGAAGCTCCACCATGCGGGTAGCGATACCGCCCACGATCCCGGCCTGCCGCTCGTCCACCGCCGCGACGACGACCGTGGCACCCTCCCCGCCGAGCATCAGCTCGTAGAGGCCCAGCGCGGCCACCAGCGTGCTCTTGCCTTGGCCTCGTGGCAGGCACCACCCAGCAATACGCGGCTGCGGATCGGCGTCCAAGACGCTCCCCGCAAGCTCCCGCTGCCACTGTCGAAGCTTGAGCGGCTTGCGTGCACCCTTGCCCTTTGGAACGCGGATATAGCGCTCGCAAAAAGCCGCGAATCGGGCCGACCCGCTTGAGCGCGGACGCCACGGCAACATACTGTCATCGACTGACCCTTTAGGGCCTGCCCGCATGATTGACTCCTTAAATGCTCGCTGAAATCGCAGAGTGGGCGACAATCATCGGGGTACCTCTCATGTTCGCTGGGGTGGCCGTCCCCTTTGCTGTCGCGGTGGGCGGTCGTCAGCGCGACCTACGTCAGCGACTGCGGCAAACCGCGTACCCGCTATTCCAAGCGTGCGATTTATACCTCAAGGGCGACCGCTACGCGATAACAGAGGGACACGCGCGAGACGCGGCCGACAAGCTGCGGATAATCTCTAAGCGAGATGGTCTCAAGGCGCCAAATCAGGTAATGATTGGTCAGCTAATAGACATATTATTGGACATCGCTGCTCGCTTCGGCCTGAATCAATCCTTGCCCGGATTTGGGCTGCATCACGAACTACGGGCAGAATTCTTGCAAAATAATGCCCGGTGGTTAGAAGCGGAGATTCTCACGGCCGCGGCTCAAGCCGCAACCTTGATCCGGTCGGCAAATGCAATCGATAACGGCAACTACTGGGTCTACTTAAAATGCAAACGGTTCGGCATGCAACGTTGGAAATACATTCGCCTACCCAGATTGGGACGCAGGCGCAAAGAGTAATCGCCCCTGCGCTGTGCTGATCGAGCGGACAGCGCCTCGGGTGCGGGCTTCCCCCCAGGTTTGCCTGCGCTTTCCTCTGGCATTCCTGCGGCCAATCGCTTAGCATTTCTTGCATGACTACGCGGGGAATCCTTTTTGCGCTCGCCGTGTTCTTTGGCATTCACGCTGCCGTCCACGCGCACGCCGAGCAAGCCGAGATCCAAACCCAATCCACCAGTGTTCACGCCCACTAATCCACAAATAGCGATTACTGGCCTCTCAGCTTAATTCTAAGCCACTTTTATGCTGCCCAAGGTAAAAGGATAGGGTACGCTGTTTTCGTGCCGCTATGGCAAGCTCAACGGCCTTTCTCTCCGCATCGCTGCAATTGTCAGCACGCCGGCCATTACACGGACGGCAACGCACAGTGACATTCAACTCGTCAAAGGCCAGATCCGGCCTCTCAGCAATCGGGATGATGTGATCACCACACAAATCCTCGGTAGCTCCGCAATCCAGACAGAACGGCTGCGCCTTGCGCACCTTTGCGCTGAGCCGCTTCCACCGTCCCGTGTTGGTGTGCGGGTGATCCTTCGGCCTATTGCGCGGCTTAGTTGGTAGTCGACAGTCACGACACCGCGAGCCAGAAGGGATCAACACACCGCAGCCAATGCAAGGCCGGTTCACGTGACCCGGTTGTTGAGAATGAACGTTGCCACATAGGCTGAAGACGGAGGTGTCGGATGAGAATTGCCGTAGCCGTGATACCAATCGCGCTCGCCCTCATACTGGCCCCCACCGCCCGCGCGGACACCGACAGCGACTTTCTCAACGGACTGGCCGGCGTAGGAATCACCTACCCTGACCGCGCCGCCACCATCAGACGCGGACACCTCGTCTGCGAAGCCCTCACCACGGGCGGATTCACCTACACCGAAACCGTGTACGGCATGGCACGAATGTCTGGGTCCACCGTGGCAGCGGAGAACGCCTTCGCTGCGGCGGCTATCGGATTCTACTGCCCGAACCTGGACAGGCTGATCAATCCGGCGCAGGACTCGTTCCCACCTGATGCGCGGCTGGTGCTGACCACCCCGGCATAGGTCGATGAGGTCATAAATGGGAATCAGCGATCACCGCGATCACGCCTGAGCAGCTTGGAACTTGTCCAACTCGTCAGCGATGTTCAACCACAACGCGGCAAGCATCCGGACCTCTTGCGGCAGAAACGCCAACCGCAGCACATCGCCGCGCGACGTCACGTTAAACAGCCCAACAGGCCCCCACTCGCTGGACGGCACCACCGCGCCGGAAATAACGTCGGGGAAGACAACCTCCACCGGCAGTTCTTCAGTAGCTTTCAAGTTCATTTATCTCCTTCGTTTGTGGGTAGCGCAGAATCCGCGCGTTGGTTCGTGTGCGTGGGGATAGCGCACTCACCAGTGCGCCAACCTCGGCTGCGGATAGCCGAACGTGTGACGATCCCTGCATGATCAGCACGCCGCCGTTGTCGCGATCCAAGACGTAGATCGGCGCACCATTGATTTGGATTGTCGTCGTCATCGTTTTCCATCCCGTTTCATTCATGGGCCGGTATCACCAACCGCGGGGCCTGAACCATCTCGTTCAAAACCCGCGCCAACGCCGTGGCCTCAACATTCGTCACCAGCAGATGGCTACGCCCCTGCTGAATCGCGAACCCACCACCAGGCCGCTCCATAACGTGAATGTCCGCACCATTCGTCGTAATCGTCCTCACTCGACCCCCTCCGACCCTCTGGCGCGCCACTCAGCCTGGCGTTCACGGTTCTTCCGCCGCCGCTCCGACATTTGCGTGATCTGCTCCCGCGTGCTCTGCCACTCCCAATGGTCGGAAACCATCCGACAATTCAACTCGTCGTCGTGCTCCACCAACCCAAGCTCAATGAAGCGGGCCATACTCATGTGATCCAAATGCGAAACCACCGCAATCGCCTGCTTGGCGCTGAAAGCGCCATCACTAACCAACGAGACAACCCAAACAGTGAGATTGACCCACGCTCGGAACTCCTCGCCGGAAAGCTCCGCCTGCAAAACCGGATCGGTAAGCAACGAATGCTTCAACCGGGTATCGAGCGCGGTCCCCTTAATTCCCGCAACTTCAGTCATTTTTGAATTTTCTTCTCAGCTTTCTATTCCTGAGCCTTAAAACCTTTTCCTGGCGCCTAGGCCTTAAAAGCCTAGGCGCCTGTTCCTGTTCCTAAGTCCTAATCCTGGTAAGCCTTAGCCTTATCCTTATCCTCGGTCACTAGTGACGTAACGCGTGACATGATCGCCCCACACCGAAGTGCAGCGAATAGCTGCCCTTATCGAACGAGGCCGGTTCTGGATGGCAATGCAGGCAAATCCGATTACCAGTACCCCAGAGCCGAACCGCCGGCTTCGGCGTCATCCACTGGGCCAGCAGTTCGTGCTCGCACTCGATCAGCGGGTGGCCCTTACGGCACTCCACTTGACACTTCGGATGCGCCAGCTCGGGGAACCCTTTGGCGAACAGAGTTTCAACGCGGAAACTGCGCTTCTCGCCCTCACGGCACAGCGACACCCACCCCTTGGTGGGTTTGACCTGCTTGGCTGGGACGGTGCGCTTGCCGCCACCCTTACAGCGGACTACGCGCGATTCGCTCCACACGGCCCGATTCGAGCCGATCAGATACGGCCATTCCTCTATAGGCCGGAAAATGATTTCAGTCGTCATTAATCTCGTCAATCTCGATTTTCAGTTGTTCAGGGAAATACCCCTCCACTGTCGTGGGATTTCGGGAATTAATCCTACCTGCGGAAATGTCAATTTCCTTAAACTGCTAATTGGCTGGATTTACGACCGATTGGCACCGTGAAATCAACCGAGCTATACGTCCCCTGTCTCGCCCCGCCGATCCAGCGCCACCGGAGCCTGTACTCGCCGTTGAGTAGGTGCGCGTCGAAGCTCTGATGGATTCCAACCACACCCTTGTGCGTGGACGCTTCGTCGCCCGTGGCGCTGACGATCTTGATTTGGGCGGCAGCCGCTCCATCGGGGAGGAAGTGGAACCGATAGGTTTCCTCGGACAGGCCCTCCACGGTCCAGACGGGGTTGCCGCTCACCGGACACCCCCTACCGGCTGCCCCAGTCTTAGCACCGACTCGCGGTCAATGCGGATCAGCCGCGGGCCGGTACGCCAGCCACGCAAGCGGCCACTGGACAAATAGCGGCGCACCGTCTTGGGGTCCACGTTCAAATATTCGGCGACCTGGGCGATCGTCGGACGGCTTGGCAGTTCGTGTTCTGTCATGTTGGCTCCAATAAAATTGGTTTGAAAAGCCCGCCCCGGCGGCAATGCCGAGGCGGGCGTAATTTACGCCAGTATTAGGTTGTGGCTCCCCGTGGATGTCACGGGTTCGATATGTCCATTTTAGGGCACGGGTGCCCAGATTCCGGACCCTCTGGCGTTACCAATTTTGAGGAACTTTTCAGCGGGTTTTAGCGAGCTTTGACAGTGCTTTCGCGATCTCCGCATCCCTGCCTTGTGCCGCGTGCTGATACCGCATAGCCGCTGAGGGTGTCGAGTGCCCAAGGCGGGCCATCAGCTCTGCAAGCGTCGCGCCGGTCTGCGCGGCCATCACAGCGCCGCTGTGCCTCAGGTCGTGGAACCTGAGATCCGGCCGCTTGGCCTTGGCACGGGCCTTGTAGAAATGCCGGTACAGCGTGGACGGTTGTAGGTACTCCCCTGTCTTCGCAGGAAACAGCAGCGCATTTTTCTGCGGCCCAACATGTTTCGTCAAGTGACGTTCTACGGCGGGGATGATGTGCGGAGGGATCGCCACATCTCGGACACCGGCATCGCTCTTGGGGTCACCGATCTTCCAGCCGCCTTCGATGCGGACGGCCTGGCGACGTACCTTCACTAGTCCGTCGTCAAGGTCGATATCGTTGCGGCGCAGTGCAACTAGCTCTCCGAACCGGAGCGCACACCAGCTTGCCAGGGTGATCATCAAGCCCAGATTGTCGGGCATCTCCGCAGCGATGATGTCCAGTTGTTCGACGGTGGCTGGCTTGGGTTTGATCTTGCGGTCAGCCGTGCCAGCGCCGCGGATAAGACACGGGTTCACGTCGATGATTCGGTCTCGCTCGCGCGCTGTCTCAAGGATGGTGCGCAGCAGCGAGTAAGTATGCGCGCGGATGGTGGGCTTGTCTGGAAGCGTGCGGGCGTACCAGCGGTCCACCGACTCCATCGTGATGGCACGTATCGCCTTCGCCTTGAATGTTGGGTAGATGTGATGCTCTAGCAGCTTCTCGTAGTGGGCGCGGGTTCGTGGGCGCAGCGGTCGCCCCTTCACCGTCCGCGTCTCCAGCCATTGGGCCGCGTAGTCGCCGAACTTCACGTCAGCCTTGCGCTTGACGGTTTTCTGTTCGACGGTGGCGGGTGGGCTCCACAGCTCGCGGTCGATCTCACGTCGGCGATCAGTCAGCCACGCCTCGGCGTCCTCCTTCACCGCGAAGGTGGACGGGGCGTCGTACAGTAGGCCATCAGGGCCCGTGTAGGACGCTTTCCAGCGGCCCGAACGGAACTGACGCAAACGGCCGAAACTGCGCCGTGTAGAGCGTGGTTCCCTAGCCATTTATCGCGATACTGTTGCACCACATTTGCACCACATCAGTGTATGCCAGTGGGTGATTGTGGTGCCTCATGACCCGTGATACTGTCTCGTCTATCAGCAGGTAGACAGCCTGTTGGTGCAGGTAGAACAACTCAACGGAAAGTTTGCTCGGGCAGGTTCAATCCCAGTATCGCGCACCAGGTTTCACGCAGGTCAGCGCCGATAGTTAGGCCCACAAATGATGGGCCCGTGACCTCACCATGACCCAACCTTGCACTTCCCGGCGGAAAAGGCGCCGCAAAACTGCTGCGGCTTGACGCGCGGAAGCCCCGGGAGGTCTGACCTAGCCTTCGCTGAGGTGGCGGTGGCTCCGCGTCGTCACGCTAGGACCCTAGGAGAGCGTGACCCTCGTCTTGGCATCCGGCGATGAAGTCTGGCGGCGAGTCGACGCGGGCTATTTTGCCGCTTTTGAGGTCGCTCTGAAGGACTCGTTGACAGTACTGGCCGAGGTCGGTGCCGGGGTTCAGCTGCACGTGGTACTGCTGAATCTGTTCATCGATGGCCTGCTTGCCCTGTTGGTAGGACGGGGAGCCGGGGTCGGCTGCGGCGGTCGGGCAGAAGGCGATGACCGCGGCGCTGATGCCCGCCGCCAACCCCAACTCGCAAACCCACCCCATTTCGACATCGTACGTCGTGTGGTGGACGAGTTGCCCTGACTTTCTCGGCGGCTAGAAGGTCCACGAGCCGGAGGGCTGGAGGACGAACCCGCGGTTGAGGATGGGGTCGATGCAGGCGGTGAGCCGGTCGGCACCCACAACGCAGGTGATGTCGGCTTTGGTGATTTTGTGGCCCGCGTTGAGCAGCGGTGAGGTGATGATCGGGCATCCGGTACCGGCTTGAAAGCGGTAGGGGCCCAGGTCGGTTGGCAGCGATGTCGGCGATCCCACCATCGAGCAGCCGTCGCTTCCCACAGGGCTGTCGGCGGGAAGACCCGGCAGCGGCCCGTCGCAGCTGGCGCTGACGTGATCGCCCGGCCTGGCCGGATTGGGCAAGCTGCATTGAAGTCCGTCTGGGGTGGCGAAGTACGCGGCACCGCCGGCGCGGGCGGTCGCCGTATACTGTGCGGGGTCCACCGGCTGGAATGCATTGAGATCGGGGAAGTTTGGTGGTGCAGCCTTCGCTATGCCGGGGGTGGTGTGCGAACAGCCCAGGCCGACAACTGCGACGGTTGCGGCTATTACCGCGACGGTCATCTTGTTGCGCACCGTTGTCGCCTTTCTAGTGTTGGACACCGAAGGTGGTCGTCCAGGTGTTGGGATCGTAGGTGGGCCCCGGTGGCCAGGTGCTTACCCGCAGTTGAACCGTTTCCAGGCCAGTCGCCGGGTCGATCGTCGTTCCGGTGACGGTGGGTCCGTAGACGGTGGGAAGTTTGCCTGCGTCGATCAGCGTCTGGGGGGTGGCGCCCATAAGGCCCTGCGGGGTGGCCGCGCTGATCGCCTGGATTGGACCCCCGTTGGTCGCGCCGACAAGCATGTATCCGCCGCCCTTGAGTGCGACCAGCTGGCTTTCCCGATCACCGGGAAGGCTGACGTCGCCGACGCGCTGCAGGGAATTCATCCAGCCGTTGGGGTTAGCGGGGTCGACGGGTCCAGAGACCCACAAGCCTCGGGTGAGGTCGCCGGTCTTGTTGCTGCCGTTGCCGACGATGATCATTTTGTTGGTGGCGGCGTCGTAGACGCCGCTGGCTTGCGAAATTCCGGGCAGGTCACCGACTTTCACAGGATGGTCGGGGTTGGTGAAGTCCCAGACCGATCCGTTGGTCGCGTATTCGTTGACCCCCTCTTGGACGCTGCCATCGGGGTTGCTGAAAAACCCGTAGCGTTTACCATTGGGCCCGAGCGCGGTTCCCGTGGGCAGCGGGCGCGTGCCCGGAGGGCCCTGTGCCAGTTGGGAAGCCGGACTGCGGGGGAAGCCATCGCGTGGATCGCCACCGAAGGTCGGGCCTTGGCCGTCCTGAAACTGATCCTGCAAGTCGTAAGTGTTCTGCTCGTGCTGAGGCGGCCCCGCCGGGCCGATAATCCGTGGATCGCTGGAAGGGAAGCCCTCCCCACCCCCAAGCTTGAACTCGGAGACGAGCTCCGCATTCTGCGGGCCAAGGCCTCCGTTGGCCTGCGCCTGCCGCAGCGTGTTCGCGTAATGGTCGCGAATCGAGTTCAATTGTTGAACAGCAGATTTCGTGTCGTTGATCGCGTCGTTCTCACGGCCGGTGATGAACGTATCGAGTTGTTGTCGGTCCGCGGCGGTAAGACCGGAACTCTTCTCCATCTCGACCGCCTGACCGATCATCTTGTCGAGGATCTGCAACTGCGTCTCAAGGGCGGCGATTCGTGCGCCTCCGGCTTTTTGCGCCCCGGCGAGAGCGGCAGCAATGGTTTCCAAGTTGACCGCGATCTTGGGTAACTGCTCGGACTGGGCGCCCAATGCCCGGACCGTGCGCTGCACCTGGGCGGAATCGTTAATGGGATGCTCGCCGCCATCCCGATTCCACGACGCCTCAAAGCGTTTCCGGGCTTCGTCGAAGGCATTGGCGGATTCGGCGGTGCACCGGCCCGCCGAATGGTAGGCCTCCGCCAAACCAGAAATCTGGGCAGGGCTTCCAGCCTGCAAGCTCTGGTTGACCGCCCACGGGTCACCGCCGGCTTCGCCGATCAGCGCCAGGACACTTATGTACTGGAGCTGCACCACACAAGCCGCCGCTTCATGGCGGCACCTACAGGACCAACCAACATCGACGCTCCTCCCCTGCCGGGTAGTAACGCTACTAGGACGAACCCGCACGTCAATGGATCGACGGGCGACACCGGCTAGATGCCGGACAACTTCACGCGTCCGGTGACTGGCCCAGGGCCGGATTGACCCGAGACGGAATTGCACGGACACCACTGGGCCACGCCGCGGTGGCCCGAACAGGTCCCGCTGTGAGTTTGGCTGTGCGAGTAGCTGCCATCGCGGCATCGGGCCATTGCGCCCGATGAGTTCGGGTCAGGCTTTTCGACGCAGCCGGGACTTTCCTGATCCTGGCCGGCTGGGCATTCCGGGAAGGGCAGCCACGAAATCGCCATACCGCCGATAGATGTCGACGGTCCGGTATCGGCAATTGATGCCAAGCCCACCACCGCCGCCGCGATTCCTACCGCACGGATCAACACAGCCCCAGCCCTCCGCGTTTGGTGACGTTCTAGGGGGGTGACGTTGCCCGATCCGTCGACGGCAGCGTAAACGCCGCCGCGAGTGCATACACGGGAATCGTCAAAATCGCACCCAGGCCGAAGTTTGTCGATAGCGGTCCTCAGACCTGTCCACCGCCTCTGCGGTGCTCATCGTCGCCCTCGTCGTCCCAGTGGAGCCACTCCGGAAGCGGTGTGGTCGGCGTCGCGCCGAAAGCGGACGCCTCATATCCGGGTTGCCGGTATGCGGCTTCCACCTCGGATCCAATCGGTTCGCCCGGGAGCGTCTGACCGCGCGGATGACCAGAGCAGCAGTGCCTCCAACGATGAAGGCGACCAACGCAATCTTGAGGGACAACAACAGCAACGCCATGTTCGACTTTCACCTCAACTCGACTGATCCAGCCACACCTGCTCGGGGCGGCTGTTGTGCTGGGTGGTCATGTCCCGGCATTCGCCGTAGACGCTGATCGCCGGCTGTGATTCCTGGACCGGCGAATAAATGTCGAGCACCGCCGTGGTGCCATGCCCGCTCACCGCAGGGGCGTGAGTGTGGAAGTCCCCCGGCCCTTCCCAGCCGTGTTGTTTGAGCGTCGCGACCATCTGATGAACCTCGGCTTGGGACGCTTCGAGAGTCGGCGCGTGGGCGTAGCGAATGCGGACGGTGCCGCGGAAGGGCGCTTCGCCTTGGTCGTTGCACGAATCACGCGAGAAGTAGACGGTCACGACTTTCAGACCCAACGTCGTCACGATGTCGCGTGCGGCGTCCATCACCTGCGCCCTAGACTCCTCCGGAGTCATCGGGTGCGTTACCCCCTCACTGAAATTCCTTATGATGCTGCAGGATTGAAGCGCGATGACAAGCAGGCCCGGCATCGCATAGCTGACCGCCGAGCGCCACATGTCTCAATGGTAGTGATCCCAGGTAGGCGCTCGAAGATTCTCCGGATCGAATTCGTCGGGTAACCAGTAGCTGCCGCGATGTTGGGCAGTCATCTTGTCGAGCGCCAATGCGTCACCGTGACCGGACGCGATGTCGCCGATGCTGAACAGCGATTCGTTCCCGGGTGTGAAGTAGGAGCTGTGATCGTCCAGCGGGGACGTCAGGCCCGGAGCCTCGGCCTTGAACCGCGTTGAGCCGTAACCCTCGACGGCCGGGTCGCTCCCGAGCCCGACGGTCACCCCGGTGCCGGGGAGATGTCGCTGAAAGCCCAGATAGGTGATCGGGTCGGTCGACGCTGCGCCGACGTAGACGTGGCCCCTGCCGGCCAGGTGGAAGTCGGCCGCAGCGCGCGCGAGGTCCGTTCCCGGGCAGCCGACGAGCACCACATCGTCGGCGCGCATGCCCGAGCCGGCCGCGGCGTCGGCCACCGTCGTCGAGCCATACGAATGGCCGAGCACGGTCACGTGGGTGGCGCCCGGTCGGTGGGTGGCCCCGAGCGCGTTGACGTCGCGAGCCAGCAGACCGCCCCCGTCCCGCGCGTACCTGGTCTGCCCGATCTCAAAATCCCGCAGGCTGTCCGGCGCGTGGTATCCCATCCACACGAGAACCGCAGTTGTCTTGCGCAAGTCGGCTTTTCGCGCCTCGTCGAAGACATGCAGCCCGTCACGTTGCGTCAGGTAGCCGTCGCGGACGCTGCTGCCGGTCCCCGGGACCAACACGGTCGTGTTGTCGGCGTCGTCGGGATTGCCGATGGCGATGGCCGCTCGGCCCCGCCCCCCGAACGCCTCGGGGTCGTAGGTGTGCAGGAACACCGGATTCCTGCCGCCGTCCGAATCGATGAGAAAGCCCTCCATGGTCTGCATCGCATTGTGGTAGCGGAGGACGGCGGTCGCCGTGAGACCGTATCGCTGCGGGTACTGGGTCACCTCCGACACCGAAATACGATGTTGGGCCGCAACGCTTTCGACGCGGCCGATGTCGTCGTTCATCACCGCCCGGTTGACCTTGTCGCGAGAGACGGTGTCGATGCCGCCGAGGCAGCCGAGCTGCGGCGGGTGCTCCGCGATCAACCGGTCACGCTGGCGTTGACCGAGCGAATGCCACCACCTGTTGACCTCGTCGGGGTCGGTAGTCGGCAGCGGGACGACAAGCTCCTCGGGCTGGCCCTCCGCGCCCACACGGAGAGCGGCCAGCAAGATCTGCAGGTACGCAGAGTAGGCATTTCGAAGCGAATCGAGCTGTCCCAGTGCTGCTTTGGTGTCGTCGATGGCATGCCTTTCAAGCACACCGACGACGGCATCTCTTTCCAGTGCCGTCGCGTAACCGATTTCGCGGTCGAGCCGCTCGAGTCGGGCGTGCAACGCCGAGACCAACGTGTCGCCGGTTCGCTGGGCCTGGGCCAGGGCGGCGGCGATGGTGCGCAGATCGACACCGATCTTGGGCAACAGCAGCGACTGCACGCCGAGCGAGTCGGTCAGCTCCCGCACGGCAGCGGAATCGTCGATCGAAACGCCGCCTCGGTTCCAGGCTGCCGCAAAGCGACGACGGGCATCGGCGAAGGTGATGACGGACTCGCCGACGCAGCTGCCCGCGGCATGGAAGGCCTCGGCCAACTCCGAGATCTGGGCCGGCCGCCCCGCCTGCAAGCCCTCGTTGATCGCCCAGGGGTCACCGCCGGCTTCGGCTATCAGCGCTCGCACACTTATATTGCGCAGCCGCATCGCATGAACCGCAGTGACACTGTCATCCCTCCCGCATTTAGCGTGAGGCTACTAGCGCGGGTCGGCCCGTCAATTCACCGACGATCGGCCGGTTTTCGGCCAATCACCGGCCCGCTCGGGGCCCCAAACACCCGGCGCTACCGCGGCGCCGTGGCTACGATTTCTTCATCTTTGTGCCGAGTCTTACCCCGCTTCTGCGCCTCATACACCACAAAGAAAGCGAAGGAATCAGATGATGTCCCCCTCCCCCCGCTGGCTAGCCACGTTGGCCATCCCCGCCATGGTTGGCGTCGCCTTAGTCGGCAGTGCCCCGGGCGCGACCGCGACCACTCCCCAGGACGAGGTGTACCTCAATCAATTGCGTGCCGTCGGTCTCACCTGGCCACCCAAGACCGAAGAGGCGCTCATCGGAGAGGCGCACCTCATCTGCTACGACCTCACCTGGGGTTGGACGCCGCAACAGATCGCCGACGAGGTCCACGCCCACCTGGACAAGCGAGGTGTGACGCTGTTGGACGTCGGAACCATGGTCAACGCCGCGCACAACACGTATTGCCCGGGCAATGTGTGCGACGCCCCCTCCCTTTGCACCTGA